GGCTTCTATACCATCTGTCTGCCTATGAATAAAAGTTTGTGCAAATTCCAGCACCCGCGCATATTCCAGATATACGGCATCTCCTGACTTGCCGCTCAAATCACCCAGCAGCCCGGTGTCCTTGATCAGAGCCATGGACTTGTCCAGGGCGGTGCGGGCATCCTGGGACCGCTTGGCCAGCACAGCTGCCACCTGTCTAAAATCCTGCCCCTGCATGCCGTACTGGCCGGCCATGGCTTGTTGTTCGGCCAGGACGGACTTGAGGCTTTCTTCATCCTGGGCCTTCTTTTGCTGCCACTGCGGGATGAAGGCGGCTTTTATCGGGGAAAACATCCCGTCCCGTATCTTGCCGTCAGCCTTGACAATGTCCTTTTCCAGTTCTGCTTTACGCTGCGCTATACGTTGCCAATCCTTCAAGGCGGCATCTGCTGCCTTGAGGTTATCTACTTGCCCGAACAAGCCTTCTTTGCTCAAATTCTCCACATTGCCCTTGTTGGGCATCCGCTGGAACTCCTGGAGGCGGCGCACCTGTTCCTCCTTGGCCTCGGCCAGCTGCTGGGCAGTCTTGAGGGCTTGTTCCGCCTGCTGCTGCTCAATGCGGCGGCGGTCTTCTGCATCTTTGGCATCCAGTTTGGCCAGTTCGTCGCGTGCCTGGGAATCGGAAATATCCCCTCTGATTTGCCGCTGCCGGATGATGCTGCGGTTCTTCTCGGTTTCAATCTGTAAAAGCTTGTTCTCCAATTCCAGCCGCGCCTGGGCCTTGCGGTCCAGGTCTTCAATTACCTTCTTGCGGGCTTCATAGGCCGCATTGATTTGCTTGACGCCGGCTTCTTCCTTCTTCAACCATTTTTCTTCTTTCTGCCGTGAGAGAGTTTCGGAAAGCGACGTTTGCCATGCGGCCATCTTGGCCTTGGCTGCGTCCAGGGCGGTGGCCACTTTATCCTTGATCTTGTCCGCTCCTACGCCAAACGCATTGGACAAGGACTGTCCCAGGCTCCAGCCAATATCCCATGCCTGTTTTCCCAGATTGGCCATGTTAGCCATATTCTGCAATCCGCCGTTAAACCGGCGCATCTGATCCATGCCTCCCTTGCCCCAATCCTGAATCTTGCCAGGTAATCCTGCCAATGCGGAAATGCTGCGCGAAAGCCAAGATGAATTTGTCTTTAGACCCTGAGCGGCGGCCCCGATGGTCTTGTCCACCTGCTTAATGGACCCGGTTAGTTCCGACGCGCCTTCCAGCTGCCAGGACATGCCGCCATTGGAGAAAGCAGTGCCCGTATAGACAGGCGGGGCCGATGCACCACCTACTCCCCCGGACAACAAGCTGCCGGGAACCTTGCCGGCAGCCTTGGCCAGACCGTCCACGGCCTGCTGGGCCTTGCGCAGGCCGCCCAGGTTGGCGGTTGTGCCGATGCTGATGCTTACGTCGTAATCCATTAGTCAATATCTCCAGTCAAAAAGAGTTGAATTTCCAGGACGCACCAAAACGCCGTGGCTCCATACCGCTGATCGTTGGTCGGCGGCAAGGGATGCACATTGTCAAGGGTAGCGTGGTACTCCCGCGTCCTCTGCGGAATGCCGGAATGATAGGCTGTCATCCAGGTGACCATGCCCTCCGGATACATCGCCAGCAATTCCGCTGCATCTAATCCCCAAGCCCTGGCAGCGGCATAACTATCGAAAGCCCGCGCCAGAGAAAAAGACATCTGAAATCCGGCATTGCCGCGTGCTGCCTGGTGCATCCAGCGGCTGCCGATCACAGTCTCGCGCTGCACCTGAACGGAGGGCACCACATCCACCAGGGACACCATCACGTCCCCGTAACTGCACAATGCCACCGCCTCCGGGGCACCGTCCCCGATCGGGCGGTAGATCACTGTATCCTGCGAGCGGTAAGCGTCCATGATGATCAGTTAAGGGTTACGGAAGTGAAGTATTTGAAAAATGCCACGGCGGCGGGGTCCGTGATGACGAATTCCGGGTAGTCCACCTGCGTGAACGTCCGGCGTCCGCCCTGGGTATTGACGGCCTCGACGGACAGCTCTACAGCCTCGGTCGTGGTTGGTGGGCTGTCTTGATTATCACTGTAAGTTGTTACCTGCACCAGGCGCGCCCATGCCTGGGAGGCTTGCCAGTCCTCGCCCATGCTGGCAATCGCGGCCACCGCCGCTTCCAGGGCCGGTGCCTGGGCGGCGGGTATATCCGCTTGTGTATAGCAGAGGGAGCGCACAAAGCCGTTGTTGTCCGGGAATCTGGCGGTCATAACAAATTCGTTCCACTGTCCGGGTCGGGGAAACTGTAAATGTATCTCTTGCATGGTGTTATTGCGCTAACTGGTTAATCTTGACGACGGCGGCTTGGGCATAGTGATGGCCGACAAACGCCCACACCTGCCGGGGCTGGCCAGTCGTGTTGGGAGCCAGCGTCAGGGTGATCTGGCCGCCTCCGGCTGGTGTCTGCTCAGAGGACTGCATGCACCATACGGCGGCGGGGTCATGCCCGCACATGGTATCGTTGAGTATATAAACCGCCTCGGACAGCGTGGACGACACCGTCAGCGTTACCTCACCGCCCTCCGCAGGTACATCCAGCGCGGAAGCCGTCACCGCCGGCATGGGCTTGGCCGTTACTCCGTCCATCACCACGCGCCCCATAATGGATCGTACATCGTTGACTCCCAGCGCGGGGGCTGCGTCAATCCTCATGCCTCCCATCCGCAGCCCCACTTGCAAGGTACTGCTTGCCTCGTGAGCCTTGGCCTTAACTGTGACGCAGGCCGTGTGGCCGCTGCCACAAAACAAGGATGTCATCGGCATAACATAATTGCCATCGACAAACAGTTCCCATCTGTTCATGGTGTTTTGATGATCAGAGGTTGCGCGGGGTGCCATTGCCACGGCAACGTAAGTGATCTTGGGCACAAGTGCCCACATATATAGCTGGTCGCCAACGTCGCGCCCATAATCCGTGCCTCGGATCAGGCAAGAAGCCGTGCTCCCCAAGTAACCTGTGGGGTAAATCGTCACCTGCCATGCGGGTGCCATGTCCCGGCTGGTGTAATTATTGACTGCGTTGAGCAACGGATACCTGTAATCCGCTGCGTCCAGATTGTAGTCAGCCCAATGGATGGGGTGAGCATAACAGGGCGCTGCCGGATTAGTTGTCGATGAGTACCCTTGGGATGTGCTCCCCAGCAGGATAGACGCCTTGTCAGAGCCGATAATCCGCCATACAACGGCGGCGGCATAAGCACTATTGTTATGATCTCCCATGTAATTGGCAAATTTCCACGCGCCTGTAGATCGGCCAATCAAAGACACACCGGCGGAGGGCATCATGGTAATCAAAAAATCGTGCAGATCGTTGGTATACACCGCCTCCTTAGAGGATGCGTTGGCCGTGACTACATTATAAGCGTCGGACATCTGCATCTGCCGCACCAGTGTTGTCACCCAAGACGGGATCAGCGTCTCCATGTAGTAGTTCGCCCGCCGCCAATCATCTGCGGCCCGCTGCTCTATCAGCGCCTCGTAAGAGATAGCCTCCTGGGCCGTGGCAGGCAGCGGCACGCGAACGCCCCTGGATGCCGTGACGGTGGCATCAAATACCTGTGGCTGTGTCCATGTGTAGGATTTGGAGGTGTCCACAGCGCCCACGTCCCCGCGCGGTATAGTCATGTCCAGTTGCCACGATCCCGGCGTGCTGCCGGGTGTCAGGGAGGCGGTTGCCTGGCTGCCTGGCTCGCCCGTCGTGACCGTGCCAACAGTGATGGCCAGACCCTCGGCAATCTCCTGAGCTGCGTCCCTGGCCGCCTCGGATGCGCGGGCATCCTGGTATGTCTGCTTGCTGGTAGCGGCAGCATAATCCGTCAACCGCTGCACCTCGGCGCGGGTGGCCAGATTAACCCCTCCCACGCTGACGCCGTCCTGATAAGTACAGGACAACATCATTGCGGGCATGACGGTGGCATCGGTAATCGGTCCGTCCAGCGCAGACGCAATCCCGCGCCCGTCGGCTGCCGTCACCATCTGCCGGGCGATGGACAGGGGGATCTCCACTGGCGCCTCGGGCGTGCCACCATAGACGTGCAGCGCCACCTCGTCCCCGATTACAATATCCGTATCGGCAATCATCCCCCACATGTACAGGTCCACGTCAGTGCTGGATGCTACGGCCTGACTGGATCGTGCCGCCAATACCCAGTCCCCGCCCGGAGCACGTCGCCAGATGTCCAGCCAGCGCGGTGTGGTGTCCGTCGTGCCGAGGACGGCCCACATGTACACGTCGCGCACCTTGCAGACGTTACCCTGGTAGCCGACCAACGTGTCATCCCCAAATTTAAACCGCGCCCATGACCACGCCACGGTCTGGTCCTGGTCATAGCCGGGTGGCGACATGGATGCCGTGCCGCTGGCCGGAGTGACATACATGCCGGCATCGTGCAGGGCGTCCGGTAACTGAGCCGCCAGGGCGGCAGCAATCAGAGCATGCCAATCGGCCAATACCTCGGCGGGCGGCGCGTAATCCACCGGCAGGATGTCCCGGCGCACCGTCACCCTGATCGGGCGCGAGGTGTGTTGCGCTCCGTCCGGAGATACCAGCACCACCTCGGCCACCAGGGCTACGCTATCCGCATTCCCCAGCGCCTCCTGGAGCGGAACCGTATTGACCACCCAGGACGCTTCTTGCCAGTCATCCTGGCGGGTAAACTCGGTCACGGTCATGATCAGGTCGGCGCTGCCTATCGTCTGCTTGACCGCCAGCGCCGGCGTGCAATCCGTGAGTGCGTGGTCCACACGGATGCGCATCGGCACCGTGTCGCCCAGCACCAGGGACAAATCCGTTACCGGCACCCCGGAGGGCCAGCGAACCGCCATTGTTCTGCTATCAATTACCAATTCCATCTTGATCGTGAT